ATGCCTGATATAGGCAAAAAGAAGCTGCTAACAATTGCGAGTAATTGCATGGAATAGTTGTTTAGTTTAGTTAGTAGCAAAAGTAACTGTAATTTCATTGCTCTAGTTGTTCGGTTAGTTGGAAAGTTAAGTAAATTATAAGGAAACACGAAATACATCGTAAGTGAAAAGCATTAGTCCAAAACAAACTAAACGCTGCGAAGTACCCGGTTACAAAATATAATATTGCTAAAACTTTCGTATGCATTATTCTACAGGTAAAGGTTCTGACCACTCATCGGTAGCCATAAGTTGCAAAGCTTCTTTGTGATTCATTACCGTTAAGGGTGTAACCGTTTCGTCACTTATAAAGGAAGGTACTGCATCATACTTGATTACAAACTTAGTTTCATCTAAACTTTTGCGGATTGTTTCTGCTGAAGTTTCGTGTATCTGTGAAAAGTCGATTAACCCTAAATCTGTCATGCTTATTGTTGCGTATGTTTCTGCTATTTTTTTCATTGTTTCGTGTTTAGCTTGGAACGTTTGATACTATGTTGCCATCCGTCATATTTGTCATTGTTCCGTCATTACTTCCTTTGTTATCGCTTAGAGTCGGAAATGTGTCAGAATCTCCCATGCGGTACCAATTCGTTAAACTTGAAAAACTTGATAAACTTGAGGGTACACCCGAACCATAAATAGTAGTCACGTCACTTGATTCTAAAGCCGTGTTAAAAATTGCAACCTCGTCAATACCGCCCTCAAAAGCTGATAATATTATTGGGCTCGAAGTACCTCTTGTTAAAGAGCCAATTGTTAAGGGAGAAGTATCTGAAACAACCGCATTGAAATTGGTAGATGTTGTATTCGTTTGCTGAACACCATTTACATAAACTCTACATCTATCGGATTGCGTTGATCTACCACGGTCAATAGAAACAACAACATTTATCCAATCGTTGCCTAAACTTAAAGAGGTATTTCTAAAAGCTAACGCATTTGTATTTATTTCAATTTTAGACTCATCAACAACAAAGGTGAAGCGTTTAGCGTTGAAACTGTCGGTTCTGTTTTTACCTATAACACCACCACCACCACCTGAAGCAATTATCAACCAACAGCTAATCGAAAATGTATCGGTTGCATCTATGCTTGTAATACTATTTATATTTACTATATCACTAATACCGTCAAACCTTACGCTTTTTGTATTACTGAAAGACGGTGTGCTTGCCGTGCCAATGTTAGTATCTCCACTTGCGCTTGACTCATATATTTTGCCCCAACGAATAGTATTATCTATTGCGCCTTTTCCGTAGCCGTTTGTATTGTTTACTGAAGCTTCTCCCCAATCTATCGTGTTTGCCATTTTTTTATGTTGTTATGTCTCCAAATAAGTGCCAGATATCTGTGCTAACTTTTAATAATGTAGCCACACCGTATTGCGCATTAATTTTTGTTGCGCCTCCAGCGCTTCTTAGCGTTACTCCTGAACCAGCTGCAATTTGCGTTTGACCACTTCCGCTTTGCGTAATTTCTATTCGTGTACCCACAGGAAAAGCCACGCTACTATTCGGTGGTATTGTTGTAGTATTCGCAATTCCGTTGCTTATTTGTAAAAATTTATTGGCGTTTGCTATTGTCAAAGTATTAGGAAAAGTTGAAATATCGCGTATTGTTGTTTGCCTAACACCGTTTTTTATTTCTAACCCTGTAATTTTTTTCGATGCAAAACCGCCAGAGCCATCGCTTTCCGCAATAGCAAATTCATCTGTTGATGCTAAGTCGCTACTTTTTGCCGTTATCTGACTTATCTTGATGTCCGCCATTTTCTAATTTTTGTAAATAAATTCTAAGTTTCTCAATGTCTTGCTTCTTTGCCTTATATCTTACATTACCCATCCAGTGAAGTTTATGTCATCGCTCGGAAAAACGTCTCCGTCGCTGTTACTCGTGTACTCAGGAAAAGACGATTGATTAAAGTTCATGTATTGAACAAAACGCTCTTTGTAATGCATTGCCGTTTGCATTGCTTTCCCTTCCAAATAGTCTATTTCTTCTTTTGATACCGTATCGCTATTCTCGGAGTTGTGTTTGTAGATTCCTTTGTTTGAAATCGTATAGGCTCCGTTAGGCAAATACCTTGCATAAGCGAAATGTATCAAACAATCTTTTATGTAATCGTTTAATAGAGTCAAGTAAGGGTCAACTAAATTACTTGCAACAATATCCGCTTGAATCTTTTTAAGCAAATCCGTTCCGAGCATTTCTTGGATTTCTATGTCTTGACTTATTTTGATATACTGGATGAAAGTATCCGTGTCAAGGTTTCCGTTCATTTGAGTAAACCGTACAATGTCATCTCGTGTTATGAGTAGTGCTGTTGCCATATCTTATTTCTCCCAATATTTTCTTGTTGCTGGATTTCCATCATAAAAGCCTTTTGTTCGTGTTTTGCTCGGTTCAATTCCAGCTGTATTCCATGAAGGGTCAGAGACAACATATCCCATTGATTTAGCAACGCTTTCTGTTATCTCTTTTGTTTTTGCCGAACCGAAAGGCGCAGTTTTATTCAAACTCATGTATGTACGTCGCTTCCAGCGATGTTTACATCGGGCACCGCCTTTGTGCAACCAAATGCTATAAGAATCAGTTCCGAACGGGCCGAATTTAGGATTTGCTGGTTGGTTGGTCAATTTTAGTATATCCTCTTTTCTGTAAACCTTTTGCGACCTCATCATTAATCTGCAAAACTTCCGTTCAGGCGCTGGGTTTCCTGTATATTGATACCGTACTTTAAAAAATACACCGCCAACCTCTCTATCTTGCTCGGATTCTTTGTTAGGCGCAGCTCTACCTGTTCTCAACAAATGAACTATTTTAGAGAGCGTTGTTTGCTTAGGTTTTAAATCCTCTGCTAATTCTGCAATTTTTGCATCAAACGCATCTTCTAAATCATAATCAACTTCTCTTTCATCTACGCAAATAAAGCCCTCTTGCTCAATATCCTCTCCTCCTTCAAAGAAGTCTTGCAATACCTTGCTATCCTCGCTTAATTCTAAGCCTGTTTCCTCCTCTTTCTGCTCGTCTGTTACTATATTATCCAAGTCAGTAAATTCAAGCGGTTTAAGCGTCTTAAAATACAAGTTCAAAGAGATGCCATTAAAAGCTAAAATCTCATCAAACGCATCAATCAATAGGTCTTGCATTGGTCGTATTACCATATTGTCGAACAAAATAAACGAGTTCTGCAATTCATCGGCATTGCTTGAGAATCCGTTTGCGCTTGCTATTCCAAAAAGTAGCGGACTCGTTACGTTATTTCCAAGCATTATTTTTCTAAGGCATTCCTCTGCAAGTGTAGCGTAAAGGTCAGGCGCATCATTTACAGGCATCGCATCAACCGTTGTCTTGCTTTCTGCGTTGGAGTTAAAGCTTACAATTACCTTCTCGCCTTGCGTTCCAGTTAAGCCTTGCATAACCTTGTGCTTTATCATTCGCTGTTGTTCCTCCGATGGTTGCCCATTGTTGAAGTTTACGACAACACGACTTGCGAAGCCATTGTTTACTTCGTTGATTAAGTAATCGCTTATTGACTCCTCTAAGGTGCAGTATGGTAACGCTCCAATGTAATCAGGCAAAGCGTAGTATTTTAATCCTACCGAGTAAGGCTTTACATAGTAAATCTCAATAGGCTCATTTGAAAATCCAAAAGCAGGTATTCTTTTAGGTTGGTAGTTCTTTGTATCCGTCCAGTCATCCGAATAATAGTAAGCCTCAATCTTGCCCTCATCGTTGCACTTTTCAGCTCGTAAAAGTTGAACAGGCATGTGATGAACTGCGGCTATTTTTTTACGATCCTTAGAGTAAATAACTTGCATAGCGCATTGACCTAAAAGCTTCAAGTCGCTTACTAAGTTTCTAACGTCCTCTTTCTTGAACATCGAAACCATTGCAGCGTACTCATTAGGCTTTTTGCTTGCATCTGTTGCATTTAAACCCTTTCCATATACTAAACGGTTAATGTTGTTTACAATCGCGTTTTGAGTCGTGCTATTTGTGTAGCAATCTATGAGAAATTGAAAGTAATTATTGTCATCCCCAAAGCTCACAAAGTCGTCTTTTTTGTTTTCTGAAATTACTGGAGCTTCGTATGCTGCTAATTCTAAAATGTGTACGTCTTTACTCATATAATTATGAATTCATTGTTTGACGGTATG